CATAAAACGCAATGTAAGGTGTCAGTGGGCGGTTGTTGCTGGTCAAGCCACATTAATAAATAACTGCTTGTTGTATTTGTTTTTAGCTGCGGAGCTTCTTTGCCTTAAAAATAATTACAATTATTTTAAAAATACTTGTAAAATAATTAGGTAAATACAAATATGCGTATTATATTTGTATCACAAACATACAATATGACACGTTTACAACAGTTTGATGCAGAAGTTAAGGAACTAATAAGTGGCAAAATTCGCATGAATATGCCAGAGCCTAAAATGGTGCAGGCTTCTTTCTGTAGTGATTTGCCAAATGAGTTTTTTACTTATGCTTGGAGCGATTTTAAAATTGCTGCTGGTAGTATAGTTGTATCAAAGTGGATTGCTGATAATGGCTTTCAGGTTTGTAAAAAATCAGAAGCAACCTGTTTGCTGATGGTTGGCGAAAAGAATGATTGTGATTTATGGATACCTAAACAGACTAAAAACTACTGGCTACGTCCGGTGCAAAATTAATATTATGGAAAGCAAAAATTTAATTGTGGCAATCAAACATGCCCCGCATACAGGCAACTTCTTTATTGATTTATCAAATGAAGGTGGTTATATCGTTTCAGTAAAAATAACGCAAGGTATTGCTGAAAATTTAGCTAAGGAACTGGGTTTAAAAATTACTATATGAAGCGAAGATTATTCCACTTGTATTTAAAGGCAAGTAACGAGCACAAATATTACGGATCACTTGCCGCTATTTTTTTGGATAACGAAAATTTAGGCGTAAGTAAATTCACGCTGGACAGATACGATTTTGAGCAGCCTTTTATAAATGATTTTTGCGAAATTAGAAAAGGCTACATGCAATCTGCTGGGGATATTCGGTTAACGAAATGATGAATCAGGGCCAAATGTGTGGCAACAGGAAAAACAAATACAATCGGACAACCGACACATATTTAACTGGTAGCCCATTGCACCTTACGACAAATTTGATGCAACGATAAAACCGTTGATCGAGTTTATGAATGCTCAACGCGGCCAGGGTAACGGCAGAAAAGAATTATACGGCTACGTTGTGGGTGCTATTGGCCTATTGCTTGCAATGCTGTCAATCTTTAAAATAATATGAAATTAATTATATCTTTACTTCATGCCTTTTTTTCTAAGCACTAAGAAGTTAACGAAAATAATAGATGTTGCTTTGCAGCCCTATGTTAATAAAGCATTACAGCCCATAATTACCAGTCTCAACAACTACGCTTATAAAATAGGTGGTTATATCTACCCGTCCTGGGAGTCTTACGACAACATACAAAATCTTATATGCAACTATGATCTTTTTGCTGTTGTTGATAAAATTGCTGTTGCCGTTAGCGGTGTTGATTTGGAAGTGTATAAAAAGACACCGGATCGCAAAGCACTGAAAAGTTATAAGCGTTACAGCCCTTCGGATATCCGTAAAAAGCTGTTTAAGCGTAAAGCCTTAACTGAGGTTGCAGAAAGTGATACACTTAAAAAGCTTTTAGATGATCCATGCCCAGGCTTTTCGCAGCAACAGTTTTTTAAGCTTGTAAGCATGTTGTATTTAACCTGCGGCGAAGTTTATATCTGGAAAGAGCGCACTTTAAACAATAAAGTTATCGCGCTTCATATATTCAGCGGTCCTGATGTTGCTATTAACGTAACAGGGGACTTCCCTTATAGAATAGCATCATATAATTTTTACATTGGCGGCGCTGAGGTTATGAAAAATGTACCTGCAAAAGACGTGATATCAATTATTGATCCTTCGCCGGTGTATGATAAAAACGGATCTCACTTGCGCGGATTTTCAAAGCTAAAGCCGGGTAAGAAACTGCTTAACAGGCTTAATGCTTCAGACGCAAGAACGGACGCAACGCTTAAAAACGGAACGGTACCGGGGATTATTTTTGTTAAAGAATCAGATAGCGCGCCTGAGTATTCAAAGTTCAGAACAAGCTATCAAAAATTCATTGAAAATGATGATAACGCCGGTGCAGCCTACCCGATGGCCGGCGATGTTGGCTATATTCAGACCGGTTTGAAATTAGCTGATATGCAGTTAATGGAGGGCCAAAAGATGACTTTCGATAAGCTGTGTAATCTTTATCATGTATGGAAAGGCTTGTTTAATAACAATGACGCCAGCACGGAAAGCAATGTGAAGGAACAACGTAAAGACTTTTACACATCTGCTGCTATACCTTGTGCCGACGCTATACAAGATTCATTTAACCGGCAGCTATGCCCTGATTTCGGTTTTGATTATGAAGTAGATTTCGATTTTAGTGAGATACCTGAATTGCAAATTGATTTGCTTGCAACTATGAATGCAATTGCTGCAATGCCTATCAGCTTAACAGGTAATGAGATCAGGGATATTATGAACTATGAAGATAGCCTGGCTGAAAATATGGATATACCGATGTTGAAACAAGGCTATTCGCCTATTGATAATCTTGATATTCTGCCTGCGCCGGGTGCGGGGCTACCTTAAAAAGTGTGATTATGTTAGCACCAAAATGCGTATGTTATCACAGCCCGTACTATTGCAACTTTAACACTCACTGTAAACTAAAATTAGACGTTATGGCAAACGTACAAACGAAAATAAAAATAGTTGAATTTGTTATAGAAGATGAACAAACGCACTGCAATATACTTTATGAATCTTCTGAACCAGGCGCACTTCATTGGGGTGGCGGTTGGAAAACTAAAACTTTTCCTGCTTCAGTAAGCGCCGCCGACGTACTAACGGATAACGCAAATAAGTACGGATTTGTAGATTATATTCTATGGTCGTCAGGCAGAAAGGGTGTTTAAATGCTTAACTCCGCTGAAATAATACGCGAAGTCTTACCACTTACAAAAGAGATAAAGAATTGCGGTTGGAAGCGGCAACATTGGCAATTTAGAGTTGCTAAACTCGAAAAAGCGATTGAAGATTTTAACGCCGGTAAAGTTATTGATTGGGAAGCTCATAAGCTGAGCGGGTTAAGTGAACTGATAAAAGCTAAACAATCCGCAAACATTTCATAACATGGCAACCTCAGCGGAAATATGGCAATCAAATATGAAGTTCAGAGGTTCCAGGGAATTAGCCTGGAAGCCTAAAATATATTCAGTTCTGCTTTCAATGATTCGCGATGCATGTAATTATCCTTCACCTGAATCAGCAATACAGCATCTTGACATATCGCTATCTTTCAGTAAAATTGATTTATCACTTACGATAACAGAGCTTTACCAGGACGCCGGCCGTGTAATGGGCGGTCGCGCATATCAGCAGGTAAAGAAAGATGTTGCAAAACTTCTGAAGAAAAAAAGGTTGATACCCATAGGCTATAACGAAGAGCTTGTTAATGAGATAATACAATACTTTAAAGATCATCTTTTGGATAAAGCAGTGTTGCCGATAACCGATACAATGAGGGAATGGATATTGAAAAAGCTTATAGAAGGCCAACAAAAAAGCCTGTCAATTACTGAGATCGTTAACGATTTAGTTAAACAGGATTTTCCGCGTAACAGGGCTTTCGTTATAACGCGAACAGAAGTATTAAGAGCGGCAAACTTTGGCTCTCAGCAAGGGGCTAAAAAAGCCGGCTATCAATTGCAAAAGTTTTGGATAAGCGCTAAGGATTTCAGGACGCGTAGAATTCCACGTGATCAGTATTCACACATAGCAATGAACGGTATAACGCTTAACATTGATGAGGCATATCACGTACCTGCAAGATCAGGCGGGTATGAGTTATTAATGTTCCCTGGCGATCCTAACGGCAGTGCAGCAGACGTGATACAGTGCCGGTGTACGGAAGGTTACAAGCCTGTACTTGATGCAAACGGATTGCCTGTTGCAATCTGAATAATTTATAATAGCTTTGGTTTATAAACACTTTGAAAAATGCCTACTAAAAAAGCACCACGCGCAAAAATAGATTTTGACGTACATTTCAAGAATAACGATAAACATTTTAAACAATTACTTTTAAAACTTAACACAATTATGAACGACATTGCAGCTATTAAACAGCAGGTATCAGACCTACAAACACAGGTAACTGATTTGCAAACAACTATCGACGCAGAACAGGAACAGATTACAGCGCTACTGGCAAACAATGCCCAGGTTGTGAACGATCTTAATGCGAAAATTGCAGAGCTTCAGGGTATCATTGACGCAGGCGGGACCGTCACGCCGGAAGATTTACAAGCTGTATCAGACAGCTTAACGGCAATATCAGAGAGCATCACTACAGAAAAAACAGATATCGAAGGTACTGTGTAATTTAATGTCCGGTATTTTTAAAGTTAAAGCCCTGTTGATACCAAACAACAGGGCTTTTTCGTGTACAAAATAAAACCGGAAACCTGTAAGGGCTCCCGGCAAACACTCAACATGAAATAAAATTTACATGTCAAATATACAATTTTCATAACTTTATCGGCATGAAGGATCTTTTCAAGTTGAAAACGGTATCAGCGCCTACGCTTATAAAAGATGCAGACGGTAAAAAAGGAATACTTACAGGGTATTTTAGCCACTTCGATAATGTGGACGCGCAAGGTGATATTATCCGTCCAGGTTCTTACGTTAAAACGATTTCGGAAATAGGTCCAAAGTCAGCAATGCCACGCATTAAGCACCTGCTTAATCACGATGCAACAAAGCCTGCCGGCAAACTTTTCGAGCTTAAAGAAGATTTAAATGCGAATGGTCTTTATTACGAAAGCCAAATCGGAACGCATAAGTTAGGACGCGATATAATTGATATGGCTGAAAGCGGTTTGATCACTGAGCATTCAGTTATGATCGTGCCCATAAGAGAAAAGCAGATTCAATCCTATCAGGAATACAAGGCGAATCCGTCAAAGGGCTGGAATGAGATCACTGAAGTAAAGATGTACGAAGGATCGAGCCTCACGTTTTGGGGTGCTAATGAATTAACACCCCTGCTTTCGGTTAAATCAGAAGAGGATTTAGAGCGTGTTGCTGCCAGGGTTAAAGCACTGGAAAAGTTTTGCCGTAACTCTGAGGCTTCAGACGAAACAATAGAATTACTTTTACTGGAATGTAAACAACTATCACAAATGCTTATTGATGCCACAAAGCCGTTTGAGAAAGACACTTTGCCGGATAACAGCGCTGAGATAGCCAAAGCAATTTTACATTTTTGTAATTCCTAATAATCACAAACACAAATTTTTAAATCAATGAAAAATATAATTATGGCGCTGTTATGCGTCACATTTGTAAGCATGTGCCTTGCATCTCTTTTTGAGGCACCTTTTGGAATTGTCTTTACTGGGGTAATTGCACTTAGCCTGTTAGCGGGCTTCGCTGCAAAGCAGTCCGGTGTAATTGCTTTTGAGGCCCTTAGTCCTGAAATCCTTTCCGCTTTGGAGACATTGAAGAAAACGCTTAAGGGTGAAATCAGCGATTCTGCAAAAGACCTGATCAATAAAGAAATTGCAGCAATGGAAAACGGCAGGATTAAAACTCTGGAAGATCGTATTAAATTTTATGATGAGGAAAGGCCCAAGACTGAAGCCAGGGAAGCAGAAAAGCAAAAAGAGATTGATCTTATGTCTGCTGAACTGAAGCGCTTAAAAGAACAAGGCTTATCAGGTGCTGCCGGTCAGATCGTATCAATCCAAAAACAACTTGATACAGCTATGACAGGTAAGGTGAAGTACATGAATGAACTTGATAAAGAAGCCATTGAAGTAGGTACAGAAGAGCTTGTTAAAGATGCGATGAAACGCATTAAAAATTCACGCATTACCGGCTTTGTGCCTTTAATGGTTCTGAAGGCTTCTACGGATCCAATTTTGGTAGTTAACAGTCGTTCGGGCGGTAATGTTGGTATCACAGATTTTGATACCAGCTTTGCACGTGTACCGCAGCGCAGGCCGTTCTTACGCCAGATAGTAAACGTTCGCCCAACTTCAAAAACTTATGTTGCCTGGGCTGAACAAAACCATATTATGGGTAGTGCCGGCACGACTGCTGAATCTGCCTTAAAGAATCAGCAATCTTGGGAAGTGGTTGAACGTAACGAGCGTATTAAGAAGATCACGCTTTTTGACAAAACATCTAAGGAAAATTTGGATGATTTGCCTTTTATGGCTTCTGAAATTCGTTCACTCATCATAGATGAGATTGCACGTTTTTTGGATAGCCAAATTTTGACAGGTAATAATACGGGTGAAAACCTGAAAGGCTTAACAAGCTACGCGCCTGCAGGTGATATCTCAACTTCACCTTTGGCAAACATGATCACCGGGGCTAATAACTTTGACGTGATACGCGCTTTGGTTGCACAGATTGCCGTAAATGGCCTGGGTAATTTTGTGCCTGATTACTTCTTAATAAATCCCTGGGATGCTGCTGCAATGGATATGGCAAAGACCTCTGAAGGTGTCTATGTTATGCCGCCTTTCATTACTAACGGCGGTCAGCAGATTGCCGGTGTACTTGGTATTGAAAGCACCCTGTTAACGCAGGATAAAGTTATGATCGGGGATTTCTCTAAGTCAAATCTTGCGTTGCGTGAAGATATTACGATAAGTATGGGTTATGACGGAAACGACTTTACCCGCAACCTCGTAACAATACTCGGTGAGATGAGAGCGCTGCATTACGTGAAAACTAATCACGTGAACGCATTTGCTTACGGCGATTTCAGCATTTTACGCGGTCAGTTAGATACGGCGCAAAGTTCAGTTTAGTACTTTTTTTTTGGTGTGGTTTAATAAT